GCTAATTATCGCTAGAGCTAAACTAGGAGTCCGGGGAAACTCGTACTATAATTTAATATAGCGTGAGAATCTTGGGAAGACTCGAACCAAGATATTATTCCCTACCACCATATTAACAATTACTAATGTTCGAGCTACATATGATCCGGCCGACTAAGACCTACACATATGAATTCTCCCATTGAATATTTCCTATCAAACTCATCATACAATACTGTAATGGGTAACATTTCTTTTCCAGTATTCAAACGGTTGTAGAGTTTGATGCGATTGTTAATATAAGCGGATAAGCTCTCATAATAATCACGACTATGCATATAACCCTCTTGCAAAGCAGTCATACAATTAATGCGTGTTGCTTCAATAGAATTATCGCTCTTGTGTATCCATTGTACGATGTTATGTACAATGTCAGATCTTAGTGGTGCCTTGACAATGTCTCCCTCCTTAACAAATTTTCTTTTCAAAAACAAAACCTCATCCGGAGATTTGGTTTTGAATTCAGTTGACATTTTGTCACCAGGTGTAATTTTCATTCCTATATCATCCATATATTTCTTTATGACTTCGCCATCGAAGACATAACCACAGTTAGGATCTACGGATTTGATAACATCATCTCCGTACATGATAACTGCAACATCCTGACGATATAGTTGTAGATCGTTACAATTAGTGACTTGTGACCAAACATAGAACATGAGTAAATCATGGACTACGCTATTAAGTTCAGCTGTAATGGCACAACCAGAACACTGTCCGGTTGATTTTACAAATAACCTGTTCTTAACTATTATAGGGGTAAAGATTAAATAGTGTATTAGAAGTTTTCTAACTCTTCCATTTACACTATCGTCTTTGTCTCCATAATACTTGTTAACAATAGTTACTACTGCCATAACAAAATTTGGATGTAAATGCTGATCCCAATTTGCGTAATCAAAATCTTCCCATTTTCTGTTCTTTTCAGCTAATTTGTTAAAAAGGTTGACCCATTGAGTTGCTGGATCAATACCAACGCATGAAGCAACCTTGCCAGCTTTGGCATGTAAGGCTGCAACAAATGCACCAAAGTACTTACGTACTAGTAAATTGTAGATAAGTGGAAGGCAAATAAATGCTCTCGTTTTACCTTTGCGAATCTTATCTAGCGGTCTCGTTTCATCTTTT